AAAAGAAAATTACTCATAACAATGGCATCTGTCTGTTCCATAGCATCTAAACTATCTCTTGAATTTAGACCACCAAAAGGTGCAGGTATATTTACAGATTTAACTCTATATCTGTTTGCCGTTTGTATAGGTTGTAGCATTTAAATCGTACCATAACCAGAGTCAGGCAGATTATAGCTATAGGGGCTTACCCTTAATCGTCTTGCATCATCAAGGCTAATTGTCGGTGAACCACCGGATCGTGATATTGCCTGTCTGACTTCTAGTTGATACTGCCTGTAATCTTCTGCATAGTCTAAGCCGTGCATTTGTTTGAATCGCCAGGTAACACCTAATTCTATTAGTAGTTCATCTAATATACCTGTATCAGTATCAACAGTAAAAGCTGCCTGTGATGTACCATCTGTTTTCTGATTCCAATGAGAACTAACATACTCAAAGCCTACAGTTTCAGTTGCCGTAGGTGTTGGTGTAATGTCAAACTTCAAAGCATTAGAACTAGATTTTAGCCTAAATCTTTGTGTAATACCTGCACTTGCCGTTCCATGCCTATCAAGTTGATATTGCTGTGGTGTTAATGGCCCTGTAAACTTATCAAGGTCAGTTCTGTTAAATGCTGTGTCACTAATAAACCTGTCAAAATCAGTTGGCAAAGCATAAGATTGTGTACCAGATGCAGTCGAAAACGTATGTTCTTTCATTAATATAGGCCAAGCCGTAGCCCTCATAAGCTGCTTACCCTCACGTTGGCATAAAGCTAGTAACTGTCTTGCTGTAGGGCTAGTGTTAGAGATAATTGTTGTTTCTCTTTCAAACCCTGTGAAATCAGCTACGTTCTGACATATCGTTAGTAGGCTCATCTGGTATTCCTAGATTAAGTGGTTTATGTATTTTCTTTGCTTTTGGCTTTGCGTTCATAGTTAGTTCTGCAATACGTTGTAATTCAACATACGGCTCACCAATAGTACGCAGTTTTTCTATATCGGCTTTGGCTAAATCTTCTACAGACTCAATACCAATCAATTCTAATTCTATTCGTCTAGGCTCTGACATGGCAGGTAATTCTTTTAGGGCTGTACCAACCTGTTTCTTTATGCCTTTGGTTTTCTTGTAGGCTTCCCATTCGTCTGGGAAACGTGATATATCTTGTGGTCTTACAGGTGCTTCAAAAACATCTTTCATACCTTTTATTGTGATCCTGACAAAATCACGCATCTTACCATTGAACTCACGTTCATAAAATTGTGGCTCTACTGACATTTATAATCCCTCCAGATTAGTAAAAAAGGGCAAGTTTCCCTGCCCTTGATAGTTTTTATAATGGGAACATACAGATGATTTCTTTATCAGAAATATCACCTGCAATCGCACAAATATGATCTGTGGCTGCCGTAACTACATCTAATGTACCATCGGCTGAACCAGTTGGTGTTAGATTGCTTCCATCTGATCCTGCTGTTAGTGCGATAGTCAATGTAGCTGCTCCAGTTACTTGAAACCAACCATATTGTCCATCAGTCATTACAGCCTGGATAACTCCTGCACCTACCTCAACTGAATCACTAAGATCAGAAGTCACCTTGAAGTTTTTATAGCCGTCATTTGTGTAATAATACGCAACTTCACCTGCAACGGCTGCTGTTCCTACTGCACCTGTATCATACTGTAGATATTTATATAATTTAGTACCATTGGTACTGTCGATAACTGCACCTAATTGACCCAAAGCAAACTCTGGAGTATCAGATACAGCCGTAGGGGTAATCCCCATAATTGCTGCTATTGTCATAACAACTGTCCTTTCTTTCTAATTAAAATTAAACGTGGATAACACCTTGTAAGGCTCTGTTTGATACTGTTAGGTTTCCACTAAAAAACATTGGAGTGACCATTGCATCTTGGTTAACAGACATCTTAGCTTCACCAGGAACAAAGTTTCTGTTAGCTGCGACTTCCAATCTCAAATAGTCTGTATTCAGAAAATACATTTTATTTGTTGGACACGCATCATCAAAGATAACATCGCTGTTTAGATACTGAACACTTGTAAAACCAGATGTTGCAACTGTGTCAGATGTAACTCGCTGAATTGCCTGTAATGAGCCTAAGAAGGCTTTATAAGCATTTGCATCAGCCATAATTAAATCTGGGCTATCTGCTCCACGAACTAAACTTAAATAGATGTTGTTCATGTCATCCTGTACGTTTGCTGTACTAAAAGCAGAACTTGTTGCAGTTGTCTGTGCATTTTGGAAAAAGGTAAATGTAGAACTGTTTATTCCACCAACTGTACCTGTTCCTGCATCAGCCACTAACAACTGAAGTCCACCGATTTCTTTACCACTTGACCCAGTACCATCTGAATAAAGTGATGTTGAAAGTGTGTTCATCATTGTTTTTTCTAGTACACCAATTCTTGACTCAAGCAAGTTAATAACGGCTTCTGTTCCAGAGTTTTGTATCTGCTCTAAACCTGATATTGTCACATTACCTGCAAGTTGCTTGTAATCGAATGTAGCACTTGTCAAAACGTCAGATGGGCTAACGTCTAAAGTTTCGTAACCACTATAGAACCCAACTGTGCCGTTTGAAGCATACTCAAGTTCTCTGACAATTTGTCTACCAGTAACAGTTGAAATGTTACCATTTTCTCTTAATCTTCGTAGCAAAGCATTATGATTTGTTACGTTATCAGCCAAAGTCTTAGAACGATTTCTAAGAGTAGTGGTGATTATCTCCGATAAATTTGGACTCGCCATAATCTATCCCCTTTCATTATTTTCTAATTGTTGAATTGATCTCATAATTGTGTCTCTTACAGACATATTGCTTGGAAGTGCCTTTTCAGAAGGTGTAGCATTGCCCCTGACAGTAGATCGTTGTGCTTTTTTTGCCTTTTTCACAGCTTCGGTTTTCACCTCTTTCTGTGTCTTACTAGCTGCATAGTTGTCCATTAAACCCTGACGTAATTTAGGGTCTGCATAGACAGCCATTTCATAAGCTGTTGGTAAGTCTGGTGCTTGATTGCCTTGTATAAGAACACCCATTCTATCCCTGACTTCTGAAAAGTGTGGATGTTTTAGGTTGCCGTTGGCATCTTTTTCACCTGCAAATTGGTCGATCATTGACTGTGTATTCTGCTGAACACTTTGCATTTGTGTCTGTTGTTGATTTTGTAGAAAACCTTGTAACTGGGCTACCTGCTGTTGCAATGCTTTCACTTGTGGGTCTGCGTAATCATCTTCGGCTGTGTCCATTCCGACTTCCGACATATCTACCCCATAATTCTTGGCTAACCATTGAATCGCCTGTTTAGGGTCTTTACGCAAATAATCGTGGGCTGCAAATAATTGTCTTACAGCACCAATCTGATCCATCCCTGCACGTTCAAAATCACCCATATATGGACTCATTATTTGGTCTAGGGATTCTTGTCTCTTTCGGTACTTAGCTAATGACTGTGTTTTCTTTGTATAATCACCCTCTAAGTCCTTGTATCTTTTCATAAATAAATGCTGTCCTGTAGCATCCATTTCATTAAACTGCTCTTTGAAATCATTAGGCCAATGTGTAGGTGGTGTAATAGCTTCTAATGGTTTCTTTTCTTCTTCTGCTGTTTCCTCAACCTCTGTTTCAGCAACTTCTTCTGTTTCTTCTTCCTGTTGCTCTGGCTCTGGTGGTTGTGGTAGTGTGTCAGCTTCTTCTGTTTCTGGTATCTCCTGACCTGCCAACACCCTGCTTATAGTTTCTCGAACTGTCTCGGATGCTGACTCATTACTAGACTCTGGACTTGTTGGTGCAGAATCTTGAGTGCTTTCTTCTAGCTGTTCTAAATTATCTGTCATTTAAAAATATGATTTTGTTCATTCCCTACTTCAATTAAGTTATGTTTACGCAAAAACTCTTTGTGCTGTGAACGTGAAGTAATCCAACCAAAATCTTTCATATTTTTATATGGTTCAATATCCCTCATAATATTCACAGAATGAGATTTTATTGCTTCTGATTTTTCAACAAGTTCGCCATTAACATAAATATAAGTTTGTCTGCTCATGTCATTAGCATCCTTGCTGCTTCCTGTCGCATTTCTGCGTTCATCTTGCGAGAAGGTCTGTTAAATGACCCAAGTGCCTGGACAAATTCCTGACCAAACACCTTCGCAAGTATTCCCATAAGAGGGCTGTCTACAGCTTCCCTTACTAGTTCTTTTTCTTGTTCTGATAATTGTGCATAGGCTTTTTGAGCCATTTCCATATCTACTTCCATTAGACAAAATCTCCTGGATTACCGAACAGCCCTAAATTGGCTGCTGCTTGTTGTGGTTGTGTTAGGTTTCTGGTTCTAAGAAGATTGACCAATGTATTCGCTGCATAACCATAAGGCTGATACAAATTGCCTTGACCAGAATATAAATAAAATGGGTTTTGCAAGTAATTAGATGCTAAGTCATCTGATATAGGTGGATCAGTTGGCTCATCCTGCACAGGATCACTTGGGTTTCTTCTTATAATAGTTTCATTATTGTTGCTGCCATCATCCATATTCATAGGCATAGTTGTTGTAGGCACAACAGGTGAAAAAGGCTCATAACCCTCAACAGGGCCAAAAGGATTTGGATTACCAGGCCCACTAGCCATACCGAAACCTTGACCTGTTGTTCCTGTAATATTACTGCCTGTAAAAGTAGGTACTTGACCTCTATTCAAAGCATTTAAGGTCATTTGTGATGGCAAACCTGTAAGTGCGTTTATTGCACCTGAAAAAGGTATAAAACTTGGTATTCCTAAACCCTGCGAACTATCTTGTAATTCCTGTGCTGCATCACTTCTTGCAAAGTTAAAATCTGAAGGATCAGGTACTTCCTCTGATGCAAAAAAACTTTGACTAGGTTCTGTTTGACTGCGATCTAGCCTAGCTGAAGCAACAGCAGCAGGAGTTAATGCAGCCGTAGGCACATAATCTGAAGCCCCTACTGAAAATGTATCTGCAACTGTTGATACAGGTATCGGTGCAGTTCTTGCAATATCAGCAGGACTTCTTCCTGATTGATTATTGTCTATAGCACCTTGAACCTGACTTGGTGTAAAACCACCTGCAACACTACCGATTTCTGAGCCAAACTGTGCTGTAGCACGACCAGGACTCATTCTTTCTTCACGGCTAACCTCAACAAGATCATCGTTATTTAAATCTTCTATTTCACCAAGATCAAAGCTGTCAGTCGTATCTTCTTGACCAGAATCGCCACCAGGACTATCACCACCCATGTTTCACCTATCTTGTTATTGCTTTACCTAATTTTTGTTTTGATGGTCGAAACCAATGTCCAACAACATCGTCACCATGCTTCTCTTTCAAGATTTTACGCATATCTCTGACCATCTCTCTTGATTTGCCAAATGGGGCTATAAATTCTTGAAACCATAAGTTTTTGCCATTAGACCAATCCTCTGGTCGTATGCGATACTTATTCTCTTTTAGTTTTTC